AAAGAAAAAAATGATAAAACTTTAAATTTTGAAGATTTTATTAAAGAAAATGTTGATGAAATAGATGAATTATCTTCAGATGATGAATTACAAAATGGTATTGAACCAATATTAGATGATGATGATGATGATGATGATGATGATGATGTCAACATTGAAAACGATGATGATAATGATAATGATATCAACATTGAAAACGATGACGATGACGATGATATTAAACGTATAAAAAATTTCGATGATTTTGATTTTGAAGATAGAATTGATGATATTGAAGATAGACTTGATAATATTGAAGACAAAATTGAAATTCAAGATGATGAAATTCAAGATGATGAAATTCAAGATGATGAAGAAGATGAAGAAATTCAAGATGAAGAAATTCAAGATGATGAAGAAGATGAAGAAATTCAAGATGAAGAATTTGAAGGTATAAAATCTTTTGAATCTTTCAATTTAAGAGAAGTTTCACCAAAAAATAAAAAAAAAGAACAACCTAAATATACTATGTTAGGTGAAGAACAAGAACCTAAAACAGATTCAAATTTTGGTATTGGTGCTATTAAAGACCAGGAAATTAAAAAAATAGCATGGTTTAATAATTATGTAATTGATCCACAAACACCAAAAGAAAGACCAATTTTAAATGCTGGACAATTTATAGATAACGATACTGTTAAAGGTTATGTTAATAGAATTGAAGGAAAAAATGTATATGTTGAATCTTTAGATGAACCTATGACAATAAAAAAATTCAATATAAAAGATATTGTAAAAATTAAAAAATAAAAATAAAAATCATTAAAAAAAGCTTCAATTTTTGAAGCTTTTTTTTATTTAACCCAATTTCACTTTATATATAACTAAAAAAATACAATAAAATGAAAAGATCGGTAATCGTAAGTAAAGCATCAATAGAAAATGAATTCAAAAGAATTAAAGATAAATTTTATAAAAAACATATTACTAATAGTGTTGATCAAGCTTTCATATTGAAAAAATATTTTAATATTGAAAATATGTATGTTGATGATGTTAGAGAAGAAAATCGCAATGGAAAAACTGTTTATATAACATTTTGTGATGGTCGTGAAGAACAAGTAAGTATAAGTCAAATACTTAAAAATAAAATATCATAAAAAAAGAAGATTTAAAAATCTTCTTTTTTTTGAGCAAGTTGTCTGATTTGAACAGAATTTTTTTACTGGAAGTAAAACACATTACCTTATGCTACAACTGCATATTAATATATATAAATAATAATTAAAAAAGTTTAATAAATTTTAAATTTCCCGAATTGTATATTCTATATATCTTTCTTTCTAACATTATTTGATGTTCAGTTTTATCTGGATCAAAACCTTCTTTGATTAATTTATCTTTTCTATAATTGAATCTATGCTTTCTTATTCCATCTACCACATAGTAATAATTTGGTTCAGTTTTACCTAATAATTTAAATCCCAATGTTTCATAAAGTTTACCTTGACTAAATGATCTATCAGCATATGTAGTTATTTCAACAGGATTATATGTCTTTATGAAATATTTAAACAATTTTGATGCACCACCAACAACATTGGTATTTAATTTATTACAAAATCTTAAAAGTTCATATTCACCTTCATTAGTTGATTTTTTACCCATAGCAACCCTACGATCACCAAAAGTCATCAAACTAACTAATTCATTTTCATAAAATAAACCTATTTTAATTTTAGATCCAACATATCCTTGAATGTGATTTGTTTCTAAAAAATTTTTTATATCATTGATGTTTTCTCTTATTTCACATTTCCTTGCAAATATTTTATTTGATATTTTACCAAGCTTATTCAATATCATTGATTTAATAATATCTTGTTTATAAATCCAATCATCTTCATATATATGGATTAATTGAATGCCTTGTTGTTCACATAATTCAGTTTTATTTAAATGATATTTTTTTTCTTTATTTAATTCATTGTGCCAAAAAAGTCCATCAAATTCGAAAGCTAAATTTAATTTTGGTATATAAATATCTAATTCATTTGGATTTAATATTTTTCTATTATTTGATATAATATCATCTGAATAATTTTCTTTTATATAATTTAATAATAGTGTTTCTAATCCACTAATATTTTTAGATATAGGATTACATATAGTACACAATACTGTGTTTGAATTGCTTCTATTCCATAATAACTTATAATCAATTATAAATGTATGATTTTTATTACAATCACATTTAAATTCATAATTACCATTTGATTTGTATTCTAAAAATATATGATTATATTTTTTTATTAATTCAGATTTATATAAACCATTATCAAATGTATTTTTATAACTAAAAAATTGATTTTCTTTCATTTTAATAGATATATCATAATTTTGACTTACATATTCTACACCATATTTTTCTAAATTTGTTTTTTTTGTTTTTTCTTGATTTATATAATTCATATCACCATATTTTTCAAATTTAGTTTTTTTTGATTTTTCGAAAATTTTATTAGATTGTTGTGGATATGAAACACCAAAATTTGATTCACATGTTTTTATTTTTTTATCTTTAATTTCATCATTTTTAGAAACATTATCAACCCCATATTTATTTAAAACAGTATTTTTATTTTTTTGTTCTGCGCATTTTCGACTACAAGCATAATATTTCTTTGAATTTTCTGTATTAATATTATAGTTATTTAATGATATTTCTTTTTCTTTTTCACAAATATCACATTTAACTTTTATTTTAACTCCACTATTATTTGGTAAATCTAATACATTAACAGACATAATTTCATTACCACCTTTAACATTATATCCCAAATCTTTATAATATTTAATTTGATTATTAGATATTTTAACATCAACATACTTAGACAAAATCATAACAGTATTTTCAAATTTATATATGATTTAATTGAAAAAGTTTATAAATTCTAAAAATAGAAAAATATGATATTATTTTATTAATATATAATATAAACAAATATAAATAAATATGAACAAATTAAAAAATGATAAAGTTATTATTATTCGATTACCAAATGATATGAAAATTGAATATGAAAAAATTTTAGATGATAATGGAATGAATTTATCTAAAAGATTAAAATTATTAATCAACAATGATATAAAAAAATTAAAAACAAAATGATACTAACCGAAGAAGTTAAAATACACATAAAAGGAAAATTTATTGAAAGATATAAAAAATTAGGATATAATGTTGATACGAAAGGTTTAAATACAATAAAAGTCAAAGATTTACCAAAATCCAGTCAAGTAATAGTGTTAGTAAAATGTGATAATTGTGGTACTGAAAAAGAAATAAACATACAATCATATTATACAAGTTTTAAAAATAATAAATATAATTGTTATAAATGCAAAACTGAAACTTACAGAAAAACAATGATTGAAAAATATGGTGTTGAAAATTGCTTTCAATTAAATGATATTAAAGAAAAAATAAATAATACTAAGATTAAATTATATGGAGATAAAAATTATAATAATAGAATAAAATCATCTGAAACTTGCTTAAATAAATATGGTGTTGAAAACCCACAACAAAATAATGATATTAAAGAAAAAACAGAAAATACAAATTTGATAAATTTTGGATATAATAGAGCAGCAAAAAATTTAAATGTTCAGAAAAAGTCCATGAACACAAAAAAACTAAAATATGGTGATGAATTCTATAATAATAATATCAAATATAAAGAAACAATGATTAAAAAATATGGATTTGATAATCCAATGAAAATTACTGAAATAATGTTAAAAGCACAAATAACAGGACTTAAAAGAAAATTATTTAAAAATTCAAATTTATATTATCAAGGTACATATGAATTAGATTTTTTAGAAAAATATTATAATAAAATTAATATCGAAAAAGGCAAATCAATAAAAATTTTTTTTAATAAATATACAACATATAATTCAGATTTTTTTATACCAAATTTAAATTTAATTGTAGAAATTAAATCATCTTATTGGTATAAAAAATATTATGATAAAAATATAATTAAAGAAAATGAATGTAGAAAATTAGGTTATAATTATATTATAATAATAGATAAAAACTATACAATTTTTGATAAAATAATAAATAATTTATAACATATCATTAATATTTTTTAATTCTTCTTTCAATCTTTCTAATTCTTCGTGTTTTTCCATCATAATTTTCTTCCATTTTTTTCTATCAGAATATATTTCAGACATACATTGTGTCACAACACCATCTTCGTGTTTAAATACTGAACCATTGATTGTTATAATATCATCTGGATCTAATGGTATTTGATGTCCATTAAAAATTGAATAATCTTTTCCTTTTACAACTTGACCTTTATATGAATCCGCACTTATATTAAATTGCCTCATAGTTGTTGGATAAAGACTAGCAAAATCAAAACAACAAGTCCAAGTAGCCATTCCTCTAATTGGTTCTTTTACCCAACCACCTTTAATTGATGCCCCACCACCGTTATCATTATATTCATCTTGTTCATCTCTAACAAGAACAATATTTTTTTGAGTTCTTAATTTTTCTCGTAAAATTCCTTCAGTTAATGCTAATGTTGATATTGCATCTTTAATTTTAATTTTACCTAATACTGCCATACCATATAAAATATCAATATATTTCATTTTATTATGAATTTGTTGAACCAAACAACTGTCAACTGCATTATAATATACAAATTTTTTATAATCTTCTCTGTGAAGTCTTTTTAAGTCACCTTCATAATTAATTTTTTTAACATCTGCACCTAATATTTTTTCTGATGCAAAATCTAATGATAAACTTTCTTTTACTTTAACAGATTGATCCCATTTTGAAAATAATTCCATATAATCAACAATAACTCGATGTGCTGGAATTTCAGCATAATTCAATTTGCCATATACATTTTTACCATTCCAAGGTTGATTCATTTTTCTAGTAAAAGATGCAACCGATGGATCAATTCCCAATTTTCTTGCTCTTGCTACCAAAAATACCCAATCGTATTCGACAAAATTCCAGCCTGTTATTACGGGCATTTTAGGTACAATTCTATTGAAAAAATTATTTAATAAATCATATTCATTTTTATATTGTACATATTTAAATAAATAATTAGTTTCAAATTTCTTAAAGTGATTATTTATATCTTTTTCAATTATTTCTACATTATCTGAATCTAATGGTTCAGTTCCAATAACCAAAACTTTATTTTTATTAACAATTGAAATTGTTTGAATTGCACTTTCTGCTAAATGTGGTTCAACTTTTCCACTATCTAAAATTTCGTTTTCAATATCAACAAAAAATATATCTGCTTCTGCATAACCATATATTTCATCTTTTTCATCTTCAGATAAAGAATCAATAAAATCAAAAATTGAATATTTATTTGGATACTTTGAATACACATCTTTTACACTTTCACCACACCAAGTCACGTATCTTCCCGATTTTTCTGGATCATCATCACTAGTTTTGATAAATTTACTTGGTCTCGCCCAAGGCTTATATTTCATTTTTATTTGTCCATATTTATCTATGTAACTAATGATCAAATTGTTACTTCTAAATTCTGTATCTACTAACATGTAATTATTTATTATTTTTTAAATTATCTTCTAATATTTTTCCGATAAATTTAGATTTATTTATATTTTTTTCTTTAATATGTTCAATTAAAATATCATTTAGTTGTGAATTAATAGTCAAATTTACTGATACTTTTTTTTCTTGTTCTGGTATTTTTTTTCTCATTAAAGTTTTTTATTCATATATCTCAAATAAAAAAAAATGTTTAACAAAATGTTTAAAAATACTATAAAATAGTGATTTTTGACTTTAAATATTTTATATATACAAATAAAAACATATGAAAAAAACAAAGTCAAAAAGTAAGCAAGCAATATCAATAACATTAAATCCAGAAATATTAAAATTATTGGATAATAAGACTTCGAATCGTTCTAATTATTTAGATTGGATATTATTAGAATATTTTAATAAATTAGGAATAGATATATCAAAAATAAAATTATAATGAAAGATAAATTAACAAATGATAAATTTATAGAAAGATCAAATAAAATACATAATAATAAATTTGATTATTCATTAGTTGAATATAAGAATAATTATTCGAAAGTTAAAATTGTTTGTCCTATTCATGGTGAATTTGAACAAATACCAAAAAGTCATATGAAAGGTTTTGGTTGTGTTAAATGTTTGGGTAAATATAAATTAACAACAGAACGATTTATTGAATTTTCAAATAATATACATAATAATAAATATAATTATGATTTTATAAAATATACAAATATGCGAACAAAAGTTAAAATAATTTGTCCTATTCATGGTGAATTTGAACAAACACCAGATAATCACTTAAAGGGTTGTGGTTGTCCAACATGTGGAAATGTAAAAATACCAACTACTTTAGAATTTATAGAAAAATCAAATAAAATACACGATAACAAATATGATTATTCATTAAGTGGATATAAAGGAGCTAAAATCAAAGTTAAAATAATTTGTCCTGAACATGGAATATTTGAACAAGAACCAACAAATCACATTAATGGTCAAGGTTGTCCAAAATGTAGTGGTAAACAACTATCACAAAATGAAATAATTGAAAAATTTAAAAATATTCATAATGATAAATATGATTATTCATTAGTTAAATATATAAACAATAAAATTAATGTTAAAATAATTTGTCCTGAACATGGAATATTTGAACAAACACCACAATCACATATTTCAGGAAAAGGATGTCACATTTGTGGTGGAAGTAAGAAAAAAACACAATCTGAATTTATAGATGAATCTAATAAAGTTCAAAATGCGAAATATAATTATAGTTTAGTCGAATATACAAATGTTAAAACAAAAGTTAAAATTATTTGTCCTAAACATGGCATATTTCATCAAAAACCAACACATCATTTAGCTGGTGTTGGCTGTCCATTCTGTCGAGAATCACATGGTGAAAAAGATATATCAACATACTTAGATGAAAATAACATAAACTATATACGCCAATACAAATTTAATGATTGTAAATATAAATATAAATTATCATTTGATTTTTATTTACCTGATTATAATATATGTATTGAATATGATGGAATACATCATTTTGAAATTGTTAATTATTGGGGTGGTAAGGATGCACTTGAAAAACAACACATTAGAGATAACATAAAAAATCAATATTGTAAAACAAATAATATAAAATTAATAAGAATAAAATATAATGAAAATATTTTAAATAAATTAAAATTAATCTTAAAATGAAAAAAGAAAAATTCATAGAAAAATCAATAAAAATTCATGGTAATAAATATGATTATACATCTGTAAATTATATTAATATTCACACAAAAGTTTTAATTTATTGTAAAAAATGTAAAAAATATTTTGAACAACGACCAGATCATCATTATGGTGGTTGCGGTTGTCAACAATGTTCAAATAACAAAAAATTGAATACTCAAACATTTATTGAAAAATCAAAAAAACTATATGGTGATAAATTTGATTATTCGTTAGTTGATTATAAAAATATGCATACCAAAGTTAAATTAATATGTAAACATCATGGTGAATTTGAACAGACACCAATGACACATCTGAAAAATGGAAGTCAATGTTGTGCAAAAAATAATAAATTGGATACAAAAAAGTTTATAGATATTGCAAATAAAATACATAATAATAAATATGATTACAGTTTAGTTGATTATAAAAACAATCATACAAAAATTAAAATAATATGCAAATATCACAATTATATATTTGAACAACTTCCAAATAACCACAGTTCAAAAAAGCATAATTGTCCATTATGTGGAAATAAAAAAAGACGATTAAATAGAATAAATCAAATAATAATAAATAAATTAAATGGTGTTCAATTGATTCCATCATTTAATTCAAATGCCTGTGTAATATTTGATAATATTTGTAAATTAAAAAATGTACAAATTCAACATGCAATGAATGGTGGTGAATACTATATTGCAAAATTTGGATATTGGTTAGATGGATATGATATAGTGAATAATGTAGTTTATGAATATGATGAAAAACATCATTTTGATAAAAATGGTGACTTATCTAATGCAGATAAAATTAGACAATATGAAATTGAGAAATTTTTAAATTGTAAATTTATTAGATTTAAATATGATATGACAATGACAGATATTTTAAATTTGGTATAAATCATCTTATATGTTAAATAAAAAAAAATCATCTATAATTAAATAAATTTTTAGAAAAATAAGACCATTTGTAGTTTATATATATAACATAAATTAAAATAAATCAATGGAAGATAAAAAAATTCATTTATATGGTAAAGTGGCAAAAATGCCAAAAAATGTAAAAGCTAAAAATGCGTATACATTCTTAGAAAAAATAAAAGCTGACAAAAGTAAGTTGTGGTACATTTTGATTGAAAAAGATGAAAATGAATTGCAATGTATTAAATATAACAATAAAATGGGTGTTGATTTGACTATATTTATTAATCAATTAAAAGAGTATTATAAAAAAGATGAAAATATTAAAAAATATATTGATAAACTAGTAATTGATGGAAATGATAAATTTTCGATAATAAAAGGCATATCTGATGTTGATATTAAACCAGGAAAAAAAATGATTACTTTTCTAACTGAAAATTTAATAAAATTATTATGTGATTAAAAATATTAAAAATATTAAAAATATTAAATATATGAAATTATCATTTTGTACAACTTGTATGAATAGAATTAAATATTTAAAAGAAACATTACCACAAAATATTAAATTAATATCAAAATATAATTATGAATTAGTATTAATTAATTATGATAGCAAAGATGATTTGCACGATTATATTATAAACAATTATAAAGAATATATTGATAATAAAATAATTAATTATATTAAAATTGAAAATAAAAAATTTTTTGATAGATTTCATGCAAAAAATATAGCACATAAATATTCAACTGGTGATATTTTAATAAATTTAGATGCTGATAATTTTATAAATGAAAAACTTATTTCAACTATAATTGATTATTTCACTAAAGATATTAATTATGTGTTACAATGTGGTTATAATGAAGGATTTATAGTTATCAGTCGTGACAATTTTTTTAAATTGGGTGGTTATAATGAACAAATGAAAAATTATGGATTTGAAGATACCGATCTTGTTTTTAGAGCATTTTATCTTTTAAATTTACAATTTATATATTTAGAAGAAGGATTAGTAAATTTTATAGAACAGCCTGATGAAATTAGATTTTCTAATATGGAAAATGAAGTTAAAACAAAGTTATCAGAATATAATATAAATATCCATAAACATTATATGAATTTAAAAATATCAAATCCAAATTTATATAACAATATTGAATGGGGAAAAATATGAAATTATCATTTTGCACAACATGTATGAATAGGGTAGAGCATTTAAAAAAAACTTTGCCACACAATATAGAATTATTAAATAAATTTGATAATTCTGAATTAGTTATAGTTAATTATGATAGTAAAGATGACTTACATGAGTATATTATAAATAATTATTCAAATTATATCAATAATAAAATTAAATATATTAAAGTTGAAAATAAAAATTATTTTGATTCCAGACACGCTAAAAATATTGCACATAAATGTTCTATTGGTGATGTTTTAATAAATTTAGATGCTGACAATTTTTTAACTGAAACTGTTATATTAGAAATTATTAGAAATTTTAGTATAAATATGAATTATTTATTGAATTGTAGTTATAATGAAGGATTTATTGTTATTAGTCGTGATAATTTTTTTAAATTGGGTGGATATAATGAAAAAATGCAAGGATATGGATTAGAAGATGTTGATTTAATCTTTAGAGCTTTTTATTTATTAAGTTTAACATTTAGATATTTTGATAATGATTTAGTTAAAGTTATAGAACATTCAAATGATGATAGAACTATTAATTTTGAAAATAAAGATTTTAGTCAAAATTTTAATAGAGCATTACATCAAAAATATATGAATGAAAAAATATTGAATCCAAACTTATATAATAATATTGAATGGGGGATTTATGAATAAAATAATAATTTTTACTCATAGAAAAATTAAAAATAATCCAATACAAAGATTAACAATGAATAAATATTTATACAAAAGAAGAAATATTGTTGGACCACATGTTGAAAATTTAAATTCAGAAATGTCATATTTAAAAAACAGATTTTTATATGGGTAATATTTATGTATCACCAATTGGTGGATTAGCAAATAGATTACGAATGATTATTAGTTCTAAAATTTTAGCTAATTATTTAAATTATAATCATTTCATTATTAATTGGATTGATAAAGATAATTGCGTAGGTTTTGATACATTATTTGAAGTAAATAATGAATTCAAATTAGCTACAGTTGTACCAAACAATTCAAAATTTATTGATTTATCCCAAAATATTATTAATTTAAATGAAATTAAAATATATGAAAATATTGTAATTCAAGGATACGATTGTATTGGTATATATACACCCATCATTGGTTTGCCTAAAGAAAACGAAAAAAAATGGGAATTAGAATATAAAGAAGGTTATAAAAAATTACAATTAATTGATAATATTAAATCTAAAATTCAAATACTGCCTGAAAATACCGTTGGTATTCAAATTAGACGTT